AGCATTCCAGAACAAGAGTCCAGTATTTACATCCAAACTAGTAGCACTGAGCATATCATGAGTATGAGCAGGAATATCAGTTAGAGTATCAACTAGTGGTCCAACAAAAGTAGAGACATTTCCTTGGACATTAAAGTTAATATTACCAGTTATACCATCATATCCAGTTGTTGTGACGTTACCAATGCTAAAGAATGCGCCTGAAGTGCCTTGATCATCACCATCACCATCATCTTCTACTTGTTCTAGTGGCAGTGGTCCGCCTGCATCTACAGTATCAATATACCAATCACCACCAACAGAACCAACTGTTTCTCCAGAACCAGTTCCAGGTAATCCAGGAGGGGCAAATCGTGTAGGTGCAATAGGAGAAGCAGCAGAGTTTCCATCTACATTGCCACTTCCAAACATTCTTCTATTTCTTGTATCAGGAAGATTGAAGTTTCCAAAGTAAGTAACAGTTTGACCTGAGACAAACTTTGATCCATCACCACCATATCTGTTTCCAATGACTTCCCATAGATCTGGATAATCAAGAACAGATAATTGCTGTCCTGCACATTCAATAAATCCAGGATATCTGGAATCTAACTCACCATCTAACTGTCCCCAGTTACCTTGGGAATCTCTGAAAACACTAATAATAGTTCCAATTGCTAATCCATCCATTTTTGTTCTTGGAGTAGCATTATACCACGTTGATTTATCATTTCCTTCTGGAGATGATGCTAACGTTTCTACAGTCCATTCATCCGAAACTCCGCCAATATTGACTGTTATAGATGTCAATGGACTTCCAAAATCTCCTGTCTGTAGTCTTAAACTAATGGGATCTCCTGGTGTATATGAACCAGTATATGGAGCAGCTGTCCATGTACTTCCATTATCAAAACTTACCGCATGGAAGTTAGCTTGTTGTACATTAGTAGTAATAATTATTGAAGCAGATGCTGTGATACCAGCAGGCACAATAGTATTACTATAGATCATAGTATTTGCGAACTGATTAGTTCTATCATTGAATGTAAATTGATCAGGTACAGTATCTCCAGCAGTTCCTGTAATGACTCTCCATTCATCTGTGAAAGAACTACCAGCTTGTCCAACCGTAACAAATGCGAGTTTGTTCTCATTTGGTTGAGTAGGAGAAGTTGTCCTAACTTGTAAATCCTGTGTATTTGCAACTTTAGTAGTTGCATCTGGTGTTACCCAAGCACCATCACCAATCTTAATTTCATAACTTGATGCATCACCACCTTGCTCAGAAATACTAACCAAAGCAGGAGTGTTTATACCAGTAATAGTTTGTACATTACTCTCAATTAATGTATTAACAGCAACATCCTCTGCATTGATAAAGTTGAAAGGATCTGGGTTATCATCGATAACCAAAATCGTCGTTACATCCCAATCTACAATAGATCCAGATCCAACAGTTACAAACGCTGAACTAACAGTATTAACTGTAGATCCAGAAGACATTCTTATTTGTAATTCTTGACCATTTGATATAAGGCCACTGCTTGCATTCAGATCAACCCCATCGAGAATGATTGATGCAAATTGGTTTGCCAATCCATTAATTGTTGCTGTTACACTGACCAAAGCATCTTCTGTAAGACCAGTGATTACAGCAACGTCACTAATAATATCTGTATCTAATGGTTGCTCATCAACATCAGTAAAATCAAATGGGTTAGGAATTAACAGTGGAGGATCTTTAGTTATAATACTCCATTGTGCATCAACTGTTTCTCCTACATCACCCCAAGCTAGAGTTGCAGTTTTTACTGTTGTATATACATCAGGAGATTGCATAGTAAGTTCTAATATATCTCCATTAACAACAGTTGTTGAAGATCCTACATTAGTACCATTTTTTATGATCTCAGCACCATTGTTAGCAGTACATGGAACCTCAATATTAATTCCACTAACTGTAACAGAATCAAGTGTTGTATATTGTGTAATAATATTGGCACCACTAATAGTTTCAAAATTTACTACTGGATTTGGATTACCATCTTCACTATCATATGTGATTGTTACGGATCCACTTTCACCTGCAGTAGATTGACCTCCACCAGTACCAATACTAGAAGTAGCAATATTTGGCACAAGTAATCCTACAACAGGATCAGTATGATATGAAGCGTTATAGTAACTTCCTCCACCACTGCCGCCTTGAGCATTCTGGTCATTAGATGGCGTAGCTCCAGCACCACCACCAGGGGTGCCACCACCACCGCCACCACCAGCAGGACCATCTAGAATTGCAGTTCTTACGATGTCGAAACTATTGCAGTGGTCTCCATTAGGAGTAGTACATACTCCACAAGTATCATTACTACACCAACCATAAGGACTTCCACCTCTTTTCTGTCCAGGAGTCCATTTATATCCGCCTGTAATAATTTGAGTAGTGGTTTCTCCAGGAGAGTCATAATAAATTGTTGTTCCGTTCCACAAGATAACTAATTTTCTAATATTAGTAGTTGCACTAACTTGAGGAGCACCAGTTCTTGTATGCCAACCATTCTGAACATTCAAACAAAGAGGATTCTCATTCAACCCACCAGTAGCTGTTCTGGTTTGACTGCCACCAGTACCACCAGCAAAATTTGATGCGTTACTACCATTTTGTAAATTCGCAGTACCAGAAAATGTCTGAGAAGCATCGCTACCATTTTTATTATACTGTACAGCACCCTGAGTACCAGCACCACCAGCACCACCGCCGCCACCAGCAACTACAATGTATTGCTGAGCAGTAGAATCATAAACATAGGAAGCAGCACCGCCTCCTCCTCCACCACCAGAAGCAGCAGAGTCTCCAGCATCACCACCGTTTCCACCTTTACCAGCGGTACTTCCGTTAGTTCCTCCGTTGCCGCCACCAGCACCAACTAAGTTACTGACACCACCGCCTCCTCCACCACCAACATAAATGGTAAGAGTATTGCCAGCAGTCACATACATTGATCCATTGATTCTGGCACCAGTACCACCAGTTCCACCTGCAGATCCAACATCACTGCCCGATCCACCGCCACCAGCTCCGTGAATCTCGTAATCGAGATATTGAACTGTAGCAGGAACTGTAAAAGTATAAGAACCTGGGGTATTAAATGTCTCTGTAATCGCTGCCATGGTTTTATATTTTAATTATGTATTCGACAATCATGAAAGGAGCTACTGTAGTATCAAAAGTAACTGGATCTTTTACATCTAAAGTTATCTCTGTTCTGATATTACTTGCTGGAATTTGTGTTGTTGGATAAGTAAATTGCATATTAGAAGTATAGTCCAACGGAGATGTTGGAACTTGAACTCTATGATCATGCGAAGCACCTGTCACAGTTGTGTCATCTGGAGCAGAAATTCTGTAAAGTAAATTTCCAGCAAATGGACGACAATTGTTGCCACTATAAGACTCAGCAGCATCGGTTGGACCAATTCCAGGAGAGACAACGTAATTACCAGTACAGTTAAGGACAGCCTGATTACCTGTATGCCCATGTCCTTGATAGTGCTGATCTGTAATGATAGCAGTTGGTGTATTTTCAGGTCCCGTAAATAAAGGAAATCCTTCTAGATCATCAGTAAAAGTATCAATTGTAAAATTTCCAGAATAAGAAATATTTTGAGTTGTTCCTATATTTGATCTAACATCAAATTCAGCACCAATTCTTGGTGTTACACCATCAGATAAAACTTGAGAAAGATATGTTCCAGTAGCAGCTCCAGGTACAAGATATTTTGCACCGATGTCTGGTAACTGAAACTCATCATCTGCCATCTCTTCAGGTATTTTAGCAAATTTAGAGTCAGATCCCACCCCAAGAACTTCTGCCAATGCTGGATATAAATCTTGTTTCAAGATAGATCCATCACATCTTAAAAATCCTGCAGGCAATTTTGTTCTAAAATCTCCAAGATCTGGAAGATTTGCAGTAGGTAAATCCGTGGTAAATACTTGGATACTTCCAACTACGCCACCGTATTTTGCTTTTTGTACCGCGTAATTTGCCATTAATATGCCCTAATAATGTACAAAACAACCAGTTTTGGTGTAGGTATAGTAGTAGTAATATTTAGTGCTCCTGGTAGGTTATTTGGCGTCACATTAGAAGTTACATTTGTAGCAAGGTTTGAAGGAACTCTTAGTGTAGAGTCGTTATCACTATACTCAATTTGAAACGTTTGGTGGTCATGTGATTCAATTCTCTGAGATGGTTGTCCAACAGGAGGATTATTTACCACATTGAAGTCAATACCAGAATGATTAAAGAAAACCTCATATGGTCTGTGCTCCTCATTACTTCCAGAACCATCTCCATGGTTAAAAGATCCAGGGTCAAAGTTTCTATGAGTTGTATCAATAGGATCTCCACCTAAACCATATGGTGCCTGATCAACTGGATTAAATGTTCTATTATGTTCTGCAAACCCTGGTTCTCTAAGTGGGTCTGGAATATCAGGTGCATCTTGGCGACCAATCCAGTTAGAAATACCGTGAGAATATACTTCTTTTGGTTTTAAGTTAGTTGGTGGAACTTCTGATTGAACATTACCAAGAACAACTCCAGGACTTCCATTTCCTAATGCACTACCACTTGGTTCCTCAAAACCACTAACTTGAATCTGAGTTTCAAATAGACCAAGAAAATCGTCAAATCCTGCTTTGAAGAAATCATAACCAAATTCTCTAGAGCAAGAAACTCCAGATCCAGGTTTAGTGCTATTGATACCTGCGATACTTGGAACACTAGTTGGGTGAGTATGAATTGGCATATGCCTTCTACCCAATTTCCTAGCGCCCGTATATAATGTTCTAACTCCTACACCAGGATCAAATTCTTGCCCTTCAATTCTTCCACTAAAATCACTTTCTGGATCATAAGAGAATAGAATATCTGTATTTGCATCAGATACTCTGTTTGGAGCTCCATTATCAGTATTAGCACCAATATATTGTCCTACGACTGCTGCTGCTTCTGCAGTATCAATCGTAGCTTCAATAGCATTAGCGCCAAAATAATCTGTTTGAATATCAGAAAGAGATTTTTGCGAGATGTCAGGCAAAAAGAATTGGTGAGTTGGATTGTTTATGTTCCATGGAAAATCAAGAACACTAAATCCAGGACTAGCACCATATGTTTCACCAATTGCTTGTGCTAGCAATGGGTAATCTCTAGCAGAGACTCCTGCTCCATCACAAATAATCCAACCCTTAGGTATCTCAGACAAGGCTCCCGTCCATGGCATGATAGTGCCAATGGCGGCAGCCTTCATCGTTTTTATTGCGCCGTAGTTTGCCATTTAGATTTCCATCAACCACCAACCAACAGCGGTGCTTGGTACGTTACTAGCACCACCATCATTATTTATTGGTCCCGCATAAACTAGACCGAACGCGGCATTTGGAGTTGTGACAACCAATTCACCACCATTATGCTGTGATAGATCAACACCAGTTACATCAGCAGCGATGTTAGTAGCATCACCCTGAATTGGTGTGCCAGTGCTAGCACGAATGATCAACTTAAGATCATACTTGAGGTTACCACCAAGGTCAATAATTCTAACCATATCACCATTTGATGGATTAGCGGGTAACTTAACATATAGATCTCCAGTTGCATTGGTGAAGTAGTTAATGTTAGGAGTAATTACTCCAGCATCACCACCAGCAATTGTAATATAATCCCATCTTCTTGCTCCAGTTGGACCATAGAAGTATTCGATACCACCAAGATCAACAGTTCCGTTATCTTGAACCTTAAAGATCTTAGTACCATTACTATTGACGGTTAGATTTCCACCATTAAGAACTAGATCACCAGCAAATGTATTTTCTCCCAAACCATTTGAGAAGTATTCACCAGCAATTTCAAGTTTTCCTAGGTTGTTAGAGAAGTGGAGTCTGTTATTGGTATCAGCAGCATCTCTGATTATAAAGTTTCCACCCTTGATAGTGGTGTTTCCAGTATCATCTTCAACCAAGAACTTATCAAATCCAGCACCAACACTAAGGTCACCAAGGATTCTGGTATCACCTTGAGCACTATCTACATCAAATACAACCGTAGGAACAGTATCACCATTCGTGATGATTAGTTTTTGATCACCAGGAGCAGTAGATCCATGAATAGTTGTAGTATCGAAGATGTCGCAGGTTCCTCTGATAAATGTATTACCAGTTGTCGATTCAACTTGGAATGTTATGACTGCTGGATCGCCACCATCATTAATGGTGAATTTCTGAGTAGATGTTAGAGAAGTAATTAGAGATTCAATCTTCAAGAATTCATTATCATTGATTCTGATATAATCACCTGCTCTTAGAGATCCACCAAATTCAGCAGTTTCTAGTTGAGTATCAACGTTAGTAAGTTCTTCTTTAGAGTAACTTACATTTTCACTCTTCTCAATTCTAAAGATTGGTGTATTATCAGCATGAACTCCTGCTGTGGTGCCATCAACACCTCTTTCAACCTTAACACGAATACCTTCAGGATCGGTAACATCACTCAGGTTAGTAAGTTCAATGACTCTAACCAATTCTGATGCGGTTTCTGCAGAATCTGTTCCACTAGCAATTAGCAAGTAATCACCTAGTAGAATTTGTCCAACTGAATTAGAACTCAATCTAATGAATTCTTCAGATGCTGGCATGTTAGCAACACCTTGAGTATCAAGGGTCTTTCCACCAATATCAATCTTCTTATAAAGATCTAGGTTGAAATTATCTGGTAATCCACCTGCAGGTTGTCCTGCAGCAGGAGTTCCAAAGACACCTCTGATAATATTAACGCCACCAGCATTCAATCCACCGTTCTGTTGGATATCTCCATCAAAGTCTGCTCTTGCTTTTACATACAACGCATTATTAATTGTGGTTGTTCCACCAACACCACCAATGTCGAGAGTAGAAGCAGTTGTAGCAAGTCTGACAGTAGAAGGTCCGCCACTAGCGGTTAAGAATTCAAATCTAGAATTCAAGGAGAACAATCTTCCAGTTCCAGAACCAGCAGTATATCCAGAACCAACCTCAACATCACCATCTAGAGAGATGTTCTTGTTCTGAATGGTGAATTGAGAACTCGAACTTGAGAATGCTCCACCCATAGTAATAGTAGAACTATAACTATCATTCAGATTAGAGACTGTTCCGATATCAATCGTAGAATCTTGTGAGTTTCTGTGAATGTTCAGAGTTGTAACTTCAGATTGATCACCAAATGTTAGAGTTTGAGTTTGTGCATAGTTGCCAAAATCGAAACTCATTGTCTCAGTATTGGTCGATTCATTAGCAAACTGGATGTTGCTTGCATTCATGATAAACCTGATTGTCTCAGGTGTATTCATCATGTCAAGTGTTCCGCTGGTGGTATCAAAATCACCAACGAAGATTTCTAATCCACCGTTAATCTGAAGATTACCAGTGATGTTAGTAGATCCAATGATAACATGATCTGTTCCGATTGAATTTAACTGACCAAGAGTAGCATTAACACTCATTCTACCCTGACCAATTGGTCCAGGAGTTGTAGAAATACGGAATGCTGCGGTATCCTCTGGACTTTCGCTATCTCCGCCAACCAACAATGCATGGTCTTGATTGGTAAGAGTTCTAAATTGTAGTCCTTCTTTTAAGAAGTTGAGAACCTTCTTACCACTGATGAATGTGTTACCAACAACATCGAAGTTTGCACGAGGTTCAGTGAATAGAGGATCAGTCCAAGCAGTCTTAGCAGACTCCCATGGAGTTCTTGCGATGGTATTAACACCAACCTTAAAGTCTCCCCACAATTCAGTCTCAGTTCTGATTGCTTCCGCACCAATAACTCCAAGTTCCTTCCAGTTGGAATTAGAGAATTCAACTGTTGGAGCATCACCAGTTGCACCAGAAACTACGGTATCCCAAACTAGAGTTTGAGCACCAACAGCATCAATTGCTTGGAAATGTAGATAGTTATTATTTCCACTGAACGCATCTCCAGGAGGAGAATAAATCGTCCAGGTTAGGTTGATTGATGGTTCTGGATAGAAGTTCTTAAATCTGATTTGAGAAGCAGAAGTAATTCCTAGTTCAGAACATGTAATATCTAATCCACTAGCAAAATCAACAAATGTAATCTTGACGACATTTGTGTCATCAAAGATGATGTTACCAATACTAGTATTTGCAATGGTGGTGAAGTAGTTAGATAGAATCCATCCCATGGATCCTGTGCTTCCAACCTCAGAACCCTTGAACAAGACATCTCCAGATCTTGGAATAACGCCATTGTAATCAACGAGCTGTTCAGGGAAGACTCTAGATCCTTCAACAGGTGCAGCAGGATCTGCAGGAACCTGTGGAGATTGGTTTGGTGATAGGTTTGATGGAACACCTCCAATAGTATGAGTCAAGAATTTATATTCTTGTCCCTGTCCTCTAGAATTGAATCCGAAGATTGCAGATTGAATTCTGTTCTTACCAATTCTAATATCACCTCTGCTAGGATCAGGCAACCATCCAGTTCTATCAAGACTCTCATCTTGCTGCTCGAAGGTTACAGGATCAATAGAAGAAACATAAGAACGAATGATTAGGGAATGACGTTCCTGAGACAGATCTTCGTCCTGTACAGCAATAAGAATAGGAGACTCAAATGTATTGACAAGTTGTCCATCACCACCAACAACCGTAATGTTCTGGTTAAACGTTACAGGTGTATCGAAGGTGGTAACGAGACCGCCTACTACATCCTCATCATCGCCATCATCTTCTAGGATTGCAGCATCGATGAATGTCTCTTCACCAGTGATAGCATTGATTCTTCTGTTACCGATATACAAGTCACCCTGAGAGTTGATACCAGTGTAGAAGACGATACCAGCGTCTTGTTTCTTACTTTGTGCGTAGAAGTCCTCTTCGGGTGTTAGGACGATCTCCTGACGTGCTGGGAGACCTGTGGAGTAGTTACCAGGACCGAAACCAAGGTATTCAAACGTGTGGTTACCAGCACGAGCGATAGATGGTCTTCTAAGTTCAACGTAGTAACGCTGATCTGACATGACCGTGCTATCACCAGCAATAGGAATACGACGGTCTTCTGAACCAGAAGTTGCGTTACCCTCTTGTGCTCTAACTCTGTTATCAATTACATTTCCATTACCATCAGAGGTTGTGTTGGTGTATTCATTATTAATAAACGCTGGTTGATCAAATAGATCCTCAACCAATTCCTTGGTTACAGAGTTCTTGTAGTCATTAGTTGTAACTAAACCATGAATGTAGTTATCAGCAGCAGAGAATGTTGATGGTGGATCAATTAGCAATTCATAGTATGCTTTTTCCTTGTTAGAAGTACCATTCTTCTTAAACCAAAGAGGATCATTCTTGTAGTTTAGTGGATACAGTCTGCTAACTGGTTGTGAGAACTTAAACTTCTTAAAGTTATCAGCAACACCAGCACCTGTTGGGAATGGTGAAACATTGCCACGGAGTGCGGTTAGATAGTAGATACCATCTTGCTGACCAGCAATTCTGCGCTGTAGTGTCTCATAACCAAAGATGTAGAAGGTATCTTCAATAACACCTGCATCTTCGACGCTATCAACATAGTATTCAACACCTGCACTATCTTGAATACGATCACCAGGAGTGATGGTATAAACGTTAGCGCCGTTTTGCTTGTAATAATACTCAGGATAATTTTTTCTGATTAGTGTTTTCAGAGGTAGCGATTTGCCCATATCCTGGTCTTCCAGCATATCAGCAAAAACATTGCCCTGAGTAAATCTAGTATCATAATACTCACTATACTCAAGTTTGCCGCCACGGATGTTCTTGATGATTAGATAGTGATCACCACCAACACTGTAGTATGCATGAATATTAGCGAGACCAGAAGAATTACCAGTGAAAGCAACTTCGTTCGCAGCAACACTTTGTGTCTTACTTACGGTAAAATCTCCGCCCTGAGGTGCAGTAATCTTAACCGTAGTAAATACTTCGTTTCTTAGACCAGGGAAGTTGATCGCATCAACAGCATGGTCGAAGACTGTTAGTTCTAGATACTTGATTGTAGGATCAAGAGTATCCTCAACATATCTACCACTTTGGATAGAAGCTTGAATGCCAGAAGCAAACTTAGCATACTGGATGTAGTTGATACCAGATCCAGTCAAATCCTTCTTATAAGGATCATATGCAGCGTCTAGGTTTAGATTGTTATCAGCAAAGTCCTGTCTAGTATAACCAATGTATTCATCTGCCTGAACTGGGTTGCTAAAGCGAGCACCATAAACAGATCCAGTTACAGGTTTGAGTAGGAGTTTCTGAGGAACAAGTTTTCTGGTATCGTCAGTTCTTGTCTTAAGAACGAAACCATTGATAGGATCTCTAGCATTCTCAAGATACTTAGGAATGACATATCTGATCTTGTAGGTTCTCTCATCCTTGTCACGGTCATCCTTGACACGCTCGAACCACATGTCTGTGGTCTTAGGTCTATCAGCATAATCACTCTGATGAATTCTCCAGAAGATATTTGATTGCTTGATAGAATCTGGTTGAGAGGAAACTTCATCCTTACACTGGATGAACCACTTACCAGAAGTAGTTGCAGTATCAGTAAAACCAGGATCAAATCTTACAGGACTTCTTCTCTTGTTAGCATATACTTCAAACTCAATAGAAGTCTGACCAGATCCAAACTGAATTGGATTTACATTATTGATAGCATCCGCATGTGTTTTGTGGATGGTGAATACTTTGTTGTTTTGATAACGAGCAAAGAACTCTTTGACTGGATTAATTTTTCCTAGGTTTGCATCATTTGGATCAGTTACAGCAACGTCAGAATCATTCTCGAACGTTGTAGAAACTGCTGGTAGAGTGCCACCAGTAACAGCTCTGAAGAATACCTTTTGAGGAGTTACAGAAGCAAATGGTACATCGAAGATGTTAGAGACATCAGTCTCAATACCAGCATTTACAGTATTGGTTAGGTTACAACCATACTTGTGTAGATCATAAGAATCATCAGTTAGGAACTGATAGATATCAATTTCAACATTTGGATCAATACCTTCGGTCTCAGAAGCATAGATGTAGATACCTGCTGCAGCATTCTCTTTGGAAGTTGCAAGCATCAACTTAGTTTGATCACTACCATTGAAGAATGTGGTGTTGCTATAATCTTCTGGTTGTGTTCTTCTGCCAGGAGCAATTACATAGTATGTTCTGTTGGTCTCGAAACCATTTGGCAGTCTGACGAGACGCTTATCAACATCAACATACTTACCAGTGACCTCATCGAAACGAGGACGTGGAACGAGTCTGACTGCAGTTCCAGTCTCAAAGTCATGAGGGTTGGATGTGCCAATACCACTAGTGTCAATCGTAAATACAGTTGCTCTAGCAGCAAGAGTAACACTATTAACAGTTGGTTCTTGTCTTGTTACACTACCAACACCAGTGTTGATGATGGTTGTGATTGCATCAGTTAGAGTTTCGATAGCGTTAGTAACACCAGCACACTCAACACTACCAGGAGCAGTGGTTGTATCTTGAATTACATCTGGATTGCTGGAAGCAGGTCCAACTACTACAGTCTTAGGTAGAGTATCTGCCCAAGTTCCTTGCTCGAAGGTGAAGTAGAGGTCAGTGGTTGTGCTATTTTGTAGTGCGTTTTGAGTATCACCAGTGTCTAGTCTAGATCCTACAACACCCAACTCAATCTGAGTATTGCTTACAATCTTCTTAACGTAAGTTCCTTCTGGAATGTTGGAATAAACAGCGGTTGCTCCTGGTTGTAGCAGACCATCAACATAATCTGTGCTGAGATATTCAACAACACTCATACCGATTAGAATACCACGAGTGTCTCCAACATCAACGATAGCAGAACCAATTGTGGTAGAGCAGTTGAATGCAAGGAAGTCGAAGTTTCTCATGGCAGCAGTTGCCATCTGTCCGACATAATCCCATGCATCTAGAGTCTCTGTCTTCTCACCATCGATATAATCAAGTTGGTTACCAACAAAGTATGCCTCTGCTGCCTGAACACAAGCGATGTTTCCACCCAATCTCAAGTCATTTACAATACCATCAACGATGTATGTTACGTCACGGAAGCACTTAGATGCCTCATTGTTGAGGGTAAAGTCTCCTTGGTTGAGAACAGGTAGTTCGCCAAGAGTATTGCCGAGGATTGCATCACTAGCAATATCGTAGAGAGATTCGATTGTAGAACGTACATTAGCACAATCCCACTCACCACTATCAATAATTGGTAAAGCATCTAGGTCTCCAGCATAGAGAGTATCAACAACAATACTTACAAGAGTATCGATAGTTGCCAATACATCAGAGCAGTTGCCTATAGCATATGTGGTTGGTTGTGGAGAAGAAGTTCTAGTGATTCCATTGAGGTTACCAGGAGCAGCATCTGTACCAATCCACTGAACAATAATACCAAATAGAGTATCTGTGCTAGCAATAGCAGATCCACACTGTGGTAATGGAGCATCATCATCGTCCCAATCATCGGTTTGAGTAAAGTCGAAGATTTGAGTTTCTGCGTTTGCACCAGTTGGAGTTACTGTTACGTTATTAATTACATCTTGTGCAACTTTATTTGCTTCTAAGAAGATCTTAGCTTCTTCATCACGATCATTAATCGTGTAGGTAGTAGAAACATCATAAGTTCTATCATTACCACCAAACTTAACATTATAAGCAATATCTTCAATTACATCATAAACTGCATCTAGAATTTCTTGCTTGGTTGAACCAGATGGTACAGTATATGCTGGATAAGCAGCAAGCATACGCTCATATGCCTCAGCAGCAATAAACTTCTTGTTATCAAGAATAGAGATAGAAGCGTTAGAGTGGATGTCAGAGAATACTGGAGGATCACCAGTCTGATCTAGTGTGATAGTTAGATCGCGATCATAGTATTGGTTATTGACAGCACGGTTCATTAGATCCTGTGCTCTTCTAAATGCTGTGATCGAAGGAGCAACTTCGTTATCAACACCATTGGAGATTAGGACAGTGCCATCATTTGCATCGAAGTATTCTTTCGTTGCTGCAATAGTAAATTCGTTACCACCAAACCAGAGGTCTTGTGCAACTGCATCAACAATGTGACCGATGTCTCTACGACACTTAGTCTCACCTGCGAGGAGAGTTCCTGCGTTCTCTGCTGGCAGACTGTCTAGAGATGGTGTTGGTTGTCCTTGGAATACATCAGTTACGATAGATACCAAGTTAGAGATTGCTGATTGTACATCAGAACAAGCAGTAGAATCAGTGTTACCAACGACTCCATTGCCATCTCCATACTCAGATTCACCTGGGGTGACAGTAAGATCCTTGTAGTATAGACCATTAGTAACTGCCTTCTGCATCTCAATAGAAGCAGCGTCAAAAGCGGTTACACTCTCTGCCTCTTCACCAAGCAATCCATTAGGAAGCTGTGTGCTAGAGTCAGAGAAATACTGCTGTACATATGTTCTCGTGTGCTTGTTTCCACCAACAAACATATCAACAGAGATAGCATCAATGAAGTAGTTGATATCTCTATAGCACTTTAACTCACCATTTACAAGTGTTCCTTTGTTGAGTTCAATAGGAACACTGCTTAGGTTGCCATCGATAATAATAGTATTAACGATAGTGGTTAGAGTATCAATAGCAGACTGAACATTAGCACAGGAAGCAGGATCTGTATTAGAACCAGTTAGAGGATCTGCTGTAATGGTTAGGTCTGTTACTGTGAGTTGGTTTGCAACTGCCAACTTCATCTGTGCTGCTGCTTGAGTGAAAGCAACAGAAGATGAACTCTCTTCATCAACCAATCCGTTACTGATTGGATCACCATTTACATCAAAATACTCAGCAGCAAATCTATATGCATACTCATTGCTACCTAGGAAGACATCGAGTGAGATAGCATCAATGAAGTATCCAATGTCTCTCTTACACTTGGTCTCATAATTTGCTGGTAGAGGAGATGGTGGATTGTTTGCATTCATGTAATTGAATGCACTTAGTACAATCTCATCTTTGTTTAGTTGAATCAAACGATAAGCATCAGCAAATCTAGATCCAGTATCTGTCTGCTGATCACCAGGGAAGTAGAAGTCAGGATGGTTTAGTGCAATAGCAGCAAGAGCTTTATCAGCAATTTCTTTGCTGTTGCGACGAATCATTCTGAAAGCATCAGCATAACGTGACTGTTCGTTGCTCTGTGTATCACCAGGGATGTAGAAGTCTGGATGATATACAGCGATCTCTGCTAGTGCTCCGTCAAGGATAAAGTCACGGTTAGCAACAATACGGTTGCGACCATCCTTATTACGACCTGCAGGATCCTGTGTGTTGGCAGCATCAACAGTTACACCATTATCTGTTAGTCCTGCTTCTTCTGCCTCAGAACCAGTGTAACCAACACCTACACCGTAACCAGCAAGTTCGCTGTTAGGATTAGGATCGTAGATATCTGCTTTGACCTGCAATAGGTTAGCAATTGCTTTCTTACAGAGATCTCTTGATCTATTGAATGCCCAGAGGATTTCGTCTTCTTGTCCAACAAAAGAAGCAAGAGTTCCAGCACCATTAAAGTATTCTTTTACCTTACCAATGGTGTTAGCATTACCACCATCTCTCAAGTCTTCTGCAACAGCATCAACAATCTCACCAATATCAACCTTACTGATAGTTGTAGCTGGATATGTTACTACAGTTGATGCATATGCAGTGTCAATGATCTCTTGACGGTTAGCAATGATTAGATCGCGACCATCGAAGTAGCGGTTTGCATTTGGATTTAGACCAGGATTGACATAAGAAATGTTTCTGAGTCTTGGATACTTCTCAATGATATAACCGAAGACTTCCTCCTGAATCATGCGACGGTTGCTTTCAATTAAGTTAGCAGCGTCTGCACTTACGTTATCAATTGCTAAACCAGATGGATTTAGAATAGAACCCTTTGCAATATACTTGACATAACCCGTTGGGTTAAGTGTTACATTGAACAACTGAGATCCACCTGATTGAATAGGATCTAGTTTTACATAGAGTTTGTCATCTGTCTTAGCACCAAGTCTGTAACCACTGATAGCAACAGCAGGACGATCTGCTGGGGTGATGATATCATCGCTACCTAAGAACAACTTGGTGTAGTTTGATGCGTTTTGTGTGGTGCCAGTAATATCTACTGTATAGTAGTTGATTTTCTCAACAGTATCAGTATTCTCTTCTACCTGCTGAGGAGGAATGATGTCAGTAATATAACCAGCTTTGTCTTGGTTAAAGGAGAATCCTTTGAAACCAATAGCATGTAGAGAGGTGTTACCGAAGTTGGAGTTTGAGTTGGTGATCGACATGTCACCACCTGACTCCATCAGGAAGTGATCAGCGAAAC